GCCTATCCCTCTCCGACACAGTCCATAATCCACCAAGACAGTCCGTTCCAGTCCAGACCGATGGCAAACTAACCCGATGGCTCCCAAACGCTCCAAAGCCCTACGAGGGGCAGTCAAACCAAGGCTTCAGTCAATACCCTTGAAGGGCACGTCAAAGCTCCAAGACGTAAAAGACCTCTGTGAAATCATCAAGATGCCACTATTACCGTGGCAGGAGTACGTTCTAAAGGACATGCTGACGGTGGATAAGAAAGGTGATTGGGTACGCAAGACCAACCTGCTACTTATCGCTCGACAGAACGGTAAAACCCACCTCGCTCGCATGCTTATCCTTGCTCACCTGCTTAAATGGGATTCAAAGAACGTTTTGATTATGTCCTCGAATAGATCGATGGCTTTAGACACTTTCAGACAAGTAGCGCAAGTATTGGAGAGTAATGACCACCTCAAAGGCTTCGTCAAGCAAATCAGGTACGCCAACGGCACAGAGTCTATTGAAATGCTGGACGGACGAAGGCTGGACGTTGTTGCGGCAACTAGAGACGGCTCTCGCGGAAGAACTGCGGACTTCCTATTCATCGACGAACTCCGAGAAATCAATGAAGAAGGCTACCGAGCAGCAATTCCAACAACTAGAGCGCGTCCAAATTCTCAGACGCTTCTTACCTCTAATGCAGGAGACGCTTTCTCGCTAGTCCTTAACGGCATGAGAGAAAGAGCCTTAGAAAACCCTCCTAAGTCTTTTGGCTTTTATGAGTATTCGGCTCCCCAATACTGCAAGATCACAGACCGCCACGGCTGGGCAATGGCTAATCCTGCGCTCGGTTACACAATAACGGAGGAAACCCTTGAAGAAGCAGTTGCTACTAGCCCAGTTGAAAACACTCGAACTGAGTTGCTATGCCAATGGATTGATTCTCTCAGCTCTCCTTGGCCTCACGGAGTCCTTGAGGAAACGTCCGACTCCTCGCTCACGATTCCAGTCGGCGGTTATACAGTCTTTGCTTTCGATGTGTCTCCTTCTCGCCGCAATGCGAGCCTCGTTGCTGGTCAGATATTGTCTGACGGTCGAATCGGCGTTGGGATTCTCCAGACGTGGGAAAGCCAAGTAAGCGTTGACGATCTAAAAATTGCCGCTGACATTAAAGGCTGGGCTGACCAATATCGCCCACGCCAAATCTGTTATGACAAATACACAGCGCAGTCAATCGCAGACCGATTAACCAATGCAGGGTGCGTCACCATGGATATATCGGGAGCCGCGTTCTATCAGGCTTGCGGTGATCTGTTAGATAGCCTCGTCAATCATCGATTGGTTCATGCAGGTCAAGAAAATTGGATTCAACAGATGAATAACTGCGCAGCTAAAACCAACGATTCATCTTGGCGCATTGTGAAACGCAAATCCGCAGGAGATGTATCTGGTGCAATCTCTACTGCAATGGTTGTTCATCAACTTGTGAAACCACAACAGATAGCGGCGATTTACAGCGAATGACCTATATGTAGTGTATAATTAGCGGTCTATGGGCATCTTTTCGCGTAAGCCGCAAGTAGTAGAAGCGCAATATGCGCCTTCCATCATGGGGGAAAATCTTCCCACACTTTACAACGCAATAATCCCACGCGTCTCTCGTCATGACGCTATGAGCGTTCCAGCGGTTGCTCGTGCCCGTAACCTTATCTGCGGAACTGTCGCATCAATTCCGTTGGAGTATTACAAGACTTCAACGGGCGAAGTGATTGCTCCACCTCGATGGATTAAGCAACTTTCAAAGAACCAGCCATCTTTCGTCACCTTGTCTTGGATTGTGGATTCACTTCTATTCTACGGAGTCTCTTATCTCCTAGTTACGGAGCGTTATGCAGAAGATGGTCGCCCGTCTGCTTTCGAATGGGTGGCTAACACTCGCGTTACTTTCACTACTGATACTTATGGTCTTCATGTAACTCAGTATTACATTGATGCAAACCCTGTAAGCATGGACGATATTGTTACCATTCAAGGCTTTGATGAGGGAGTGCTAGACCGTTCAGGTCGCACTATCCAAGCGGCTATCGATGTAGATCGTGCAGCAGCTCAGAACTCTGCTAATCCACAGCCAGCAGGATTTTTAAAGAACTCAGGTGCAGACCTTCCACCTAATGAAGTCCAAGGACTCATCGCCGCATGGAAGCGCGCCCGTCAAAACAATTCAACTGCTTATTTGACTTCTACTCTCGATTACTCACCAGTATCTTTCTCACCAAAAGACATGATGTATAACGAGGCAGTCCAGAACCTTGCAACTCAGGTTGCTCGCGCTATGAACGTGCCAGCGTATTACCTTTCTGCGGATCAGAACACGACAATGACTTATGCAAACGTTCAAGACGAGCGCAAGCAGTTCTACGCATTATCAATCGAACCTTATATTCAGGCAATTCAGTCACGCCTTTCAATGGACGATATTTCGACCTCAGGGCACGAAGTTAAGTTTGCAGTCTTTGACACATTCCTAAAGAACGACCCATTGGTCGAATTGCAGGTTATTGAGAAGTTGCTAACCCTAGGGCTTATTACAACTGAACAGGCTATGGAAATGTCAGACCTTACCCCTAATGGAAGCGAAGGAATCAGCTAGTGGAACAGTTAATAATCGAAGCATCGTCAATCGAGTGCAGCGAAGAACGTCGCGAGATTAGCGGCAAAATCGTGCCAATGGGTACAGGCGAAATCGGTCATACCAATATGGGTGGCGTAGTTTTCGAGGCTGGCTCAATCAACATTGAAGATCCATCTAAGATTAAGTTGCTATCTCAGCACGACATGAAAAAGCCAGTAGGTCGCATGACCGCGGCAGAAGTTCGTCCAGATGGCATCTATGCAACATTCAAGTTGTCACGTTCAACAGGTGGCAACGATGCACTCATTCAGGCACAGGAAGGACTTGTTTCAGGTCTTTCTGTCGGTGCAGAAGTAATCGCATCAAAGCCAAGCCGCGACGGTCACATTGTCGTATCAGCGGCAAAACTCAAAGAAGTTTCTCTCGTTACTGAGCCAGCATTTAAATCTGCTCAGGTGCTAGAGATCGCAGCAGAGGAAGTAGTCCCTGCTGAAGAAACCCAACCAGAAAGCGAGCCACAAGTGGAAGAAACCACAGCGGTAGAAGCTCCAGCAGTTGAAGCAGCAGCAGTCGAAGCGGCTCGCCCAACAGTTGTAGCAAACCTTCAGGTGAAGGAGCGCACAGCCCCTATCACATCAGCGCAGTACCTCGAAGCATCAATCAAGGCAGCAATGGGAGACGACAACGCTCGTCGCACAGTTCTTGCAGCTGACGATTCAACTTCAACAAACACAGGACTTACACTCCCACAGCACCTCAACGAGTTCGTGACAACAACTTTCACGGGTCGCCCAGCGTTTGAAGCAGTAACACGTTCAGCACTTCCAGCCGCAGGAATGTCATTTACAATTCCTAAGCTCGGAACTGCTCCAACAGTTGCAGACACAGATGAAGGCGCAGCTCCATCAGAGACTGGCATGACATCTACATACGACACAGTAACTGTAAACAAGTTCGCTGGTCTTAACCGCATTTCATGGGAACTCATTGACCGCTCATCACCTGCGTTCATGGATCTCCTTATGACAGAACTTCGTAAGGCTTATGAAGCTGCAACAGACTCAGCACTTATCGCTGCGTTCACAGCATCAGGCACACAGGCAACAGGAGTTGCTGCAACAGCAGCAGGACTCCAGTCATTCATTGCAACACAGGCTGCTGCTGCTTACAAGGCAACAGGTGGCGACTACGCTAACAAGCTCGTTGCATCAACAGACCAATGGGCTGCGATTACAGGATACGCAGACACAACAGGTCGCGCACTTTACTCAGCACAGGGTCCAACCTTCAACGCATCAGGCGCAGTAGTTCCAACATCTGTCGTCGGTAACGTTCTTGGCACAAGCCTCATTGTTGACCACAACATCTCAGTATCAGGTATCGTTGATGAGTCAGCGTTCTTGGTTGCTCCAGGTTCAGTTCAGGTCTGGGAATCACCAACAACACAACTCCGTCTCAACGTCCTTACATCAGGTGAACTTGAAATCGCACTTTACGGATACCTCGCAATTGGTGTTCTTAAGGGTGGCGCAGGAGTTCGTCGCTTCAACCTCGCTTAATAGCGAACCTCTAGTACGCCAGCAGGGGCGGCGGAGCCCTTCCGCCCCTGTCTGGTCTTAGAAAGGAAAACATGTCTCTTTGCACAGTCTCAGAACTTCGCACAGCTTTAGGCGTAGGCACTCTCTATGCTGACGCTACCCTGCAAGAAGTCTGCGATGCTGCTGACAATGTTCTCCTTCCTTTTATCTGGGCTAATACAACTCCGTTAGTCGGACACAGCAACACAGCCACAACTGGCACTTCTTATTTTGATGAGGACGTACGCTCTACCTTCTACATCGGGCAGACCGTAGTTATCTCAGGCTCTGGTTCAAAGCACAATGGTTCAAAGACCATTACTAGCGTTGGCGAGTATTCAATTACTTACAACATCTCAGGCAATAACAACACTCCTACTGTGTATCACCCAGTCAATCCTTTTGGCACAGTAGCGGCAGAGACATATCTCGATCCTGCAACTATTCCTGCAATTCAGGAAGCTGCTCTTATGATTTCAATCGATATTTGGCAGTCACGCCAAGCCCCATCAAGCGGCGGCGTTAGCATCGATGGCTACACGCCAAGCCCTTATCGCATGGGCAATACTCTTTTGGCTCGCGTTCGTGGCTTACTTGCTCCATATCTTGACCCTCGTTCAATGGTGGGCTAATGACAGCCATTACAACACTTCGCGCCTCAATCTCCTCTGCCCTAGCAGATAATTCTTTATATTCAGTATTCAGCTTCCCACCTGCAACGCCTATTGCTAACAGCGTTATTGTCACTCCTGCTGATCCATATATCACGCCAACCAATAACGATTACACAAGCATCAGCCCTATGGCTAACTTTAAGATTTCCATCCTTGTCCCATTGCTAGACAATGAGGGCAACCTTGCTGGCATTGAGACTGACATTGTTCGAGTCTTCTCGCTTCTAGAAGCGTCCAGCATTGTTTTCAACGTAGGAAGCATCAGCGCGCCTAGCGTGTTGTCACTTCCCTCTGGAGATTTACTGACTTGCGACATTGCAATCAGTACCCTAACGGAATGGAGTTAATCATGTCAGATTGGCACGATGAACAGAAAGCGTTCTTGGAGAAAATCGGACAGGTTGCTCCATCAACAGCAAAACCAACAACAAAGAAAGATGAGGAATAACTGAAATGGCAGTATTTCTAAATAATGGCGTGCAACTAACTGTTAATTCAGTTTCACTCTCTGATCACGTCACAGCAGTAACAATCAATCGCTCATTCGACGAACTCGAAGTTACAGCGATGGGTGACTCAGGTCATAAGTACGTCAAGGGACTTGAAGCATCATCAATCACAATCGACTTCCTCAATGACACAGCAACAGCAAACGTTCTTCAGACTTTGCAAGCTGCATGGGGTACAAACGTAACCGTAACAGTCAAGCAGACAAACGCTGCTACATCTGCTACAAACCCACTTTACACAATGACATGCTTGGTCAATAACACAACCGACATTAACGGTGCAGTTTCTGACCTTTCAACTCAGTCAGTAACTTGGAACGTATCAGGTACAATCGCGGTAACAACTTCCTGATAGAAAGTAAGGGCTAACAAATGGCAAAACTCAAAGTAACAAGGGCTGATGGACAGGTGCAGGAGTTTGAGATAACTCCAACCCTCGAAGTGAGCTTTGAGAACCATACAAAGAAAGGCTTTCACAAAGCACTCATTGAAGACCAGAAACAGTCTGACGTGTATTGGCTTTGCTGGGACGCAATTCGTCGTTCAGGTGAAACGGTTAAACCTTTTGGCGAGGACTTTCTCGATACTCTGAAAAGCGTCGAGGTCTTAGAGTCCGACCCTTTAGGATAGATCGGAACTCCGTCACCTTTCTCGCAGCTCGTCTGAGTTATGAGTATGGAGTTCCGTATCAAACCATCGTGGACTTATCTCCGATGGCTTTCAAGGCACATTTAGAAGTATTGAAGGACATAGCGAAGGAGCGAAAAGATGCCAGTAGACGCAAAAGGCATACTTAAACTCCGCCGAGCTATTAAAGAAGTCGAGCCAGCCTTGGCAAAAGAAACTCAGAAAGAAATTGCTGGGCTTCTTCGCTCTATTACAAATAAAGCAAAAGGGTTCGTACCAAGCGAAGCCCCGTTGTCGGGTTGGGCAAGTCATAGCGGACTTTGGGGCGAATCGTCTCGACGTTATGACGCTACTGAGATTAAGCGCGGGATAACTTATTCGACTTCACCATCTAAGCCCAACAAACGAGGCTTTAGATCATTGGCGGCTATCTACAATAAGTCAGCCGCTGGTGCTATCTATGAAACCGCAGGACGTAAAAACCCACGCGGTCAGGTTCATCAAGAAGCAACGCGAGGCAAGTTTTCAAGTTACATTGATACTTCTAGCAATGTAAGTAAGTCAGCCAACCCTAAAGCTGGCTCTCAGTTTATCGACTCCATGGGCGAACTGTATAAGTCTCAGCGCAAACAAGGGCAACGAGGTCGCAGAACTCGTAAGCTCGATGGTCGCTTAATCTTTAGAGCATGGGGCGAAGATAACGGCAAAGTCAATGCCAAGGTAATCAAAGCCATCGAAGCCTCATTGGACAAGGTTCTTGTATTAACTAAAGGCGCAAATGTGAATGTGAGAGGTCGATAATGGCAGCAACAGATTTAGCGGTACGCATTGCCACTATCTTTGACTCATCTGGGGTAAAGAAAGCAGACAAGGGCTTCAAGAAACTCGAAAGCAGCGCAAAATCTTTAGGAAGAACCTTAGGTATTGCTCTAGGTACCAGCGCAATTATCGCTTATGGCAAAGCCTCAGTTAAGGCTTTTGCAGCCGATGAAGCTGCGGCTACTCGTCTAGCAAGTGCAGTAGACAATCTTGGTCTATCTTTTTCCAAGGTCAAAGTCGAAGACTTTATTCAGCAGACTCAGGCAAGCGCAGGAATCCTCGACGATCAACTGCGCCCAGCAATGCAAGCCCTATTGACTACAACTGGCTCACTTACCAAGTCTCAGGAATTGCTTAATAATGCAATTCAGATTAGCCGAGCTTCTGGTATTGACCTTGCCACAGTCTCACAAGACTTAGCCAACGGTTACGTCGGTATTACTCGCGGATTAAAGAAATACAACACAGGTCTAACCCAAGCAGAATTGAAGTCTAAATCTTTCAATGAAGTTCTAGGTGTCATGCTTGCCAAGTCCGCAGGGGCGGCTCAGGCTTACCTAGAGACAACTTCTTACAAGCTTGATGTTCTCAACGTAGCAGGACAGAACGCTAAAGAGACAATCGGTAAAGGCTTGGTCGATGCTTTCGCACGCGTAGGCGGTGGCACAGAAGCCAAAGACGCAGCAGCAGCAATTGACAATATAGCCAAGGCAGTTAGCAACACCTTGGTAGTTATTGGCACAGGTATCGGAGCCATCGAGAAGTTCCGCAAGGCTTATACAAACTTCCTTGCTGGCGGTGACGTTAATGCAATCATGGCTGGCAAAGCCCCATCAACCAATCGATCTGCTTCACCTGCTGGAACTTATGCCCGTACCAAGCAACAGAGCGCGGCAGAAGCGGCAGCAGCCAAGCGCGCTGCGGCATTGCAGAAGGCTCAGGTAAAGGCTACCAAGGCACTTACAGATGAGCAGAAGAAGCAACTAGCACTAAAGAAGGCTGGCACAGTCTTTGACCTAGAGCAGATTCAATTGGTCGCAGCTCTAAAGGGAAACCTATCTAAAGAAGAGCGCACTCGCGTCGAAGCGATGGCGGCTATTCTCAATGAGAACGACGCACTTGCTCAGAGCCTTACAAAACAGATTCTCATGGCTCAGGACTCATCAGGCAACCTTTACAAGTATTTCTTAACTATCGGCAATGCCAAGATAAATAACCCTTTTGCTTTCTTAGACACATGGCTTACAGAGTTTTCTAGCAAGCTCAATGTCACCTTACAGGCTACAAAAACTGCCGCTTATAGCCCAGCAGGGTTAGCCCCTGAACTAGCCGCTATCGGCGTTGTGGCAGGTTATGGCGCAGGTGTACCAATGTCCATTGCTAACCAAGCAAGCAATATCGAATACCCTTCATACGGTATGCAGACTAGTTCTGCACCTGCTGGCAACACTTTCAATATCCGCGTCGAGGGCAACGTAGTTACAGAACAGCAGCTAGTCGATGCAATCGAGTCAGGCTTACAGAAGTCCAGCCTTTCAGGATCACCTAGCCAAATTGGTCGCCTCTACGGAATGTTTGGCTAATGGCACTCCCAGCCCAGATAGCAGTTTCCTTTGATTTCTCCAACGGTGCAACCTTTGGTTATGACGGGTTCGTTATTGGTGACCCTAAGTATGGAATCCTTGGAACCTCTACTCTAGGCTCATCTTCATTACCAGAACCAACCGTTGATCTAACTCCCAACGTCTATCAAATCAATATCACCAGAGGGCGCAATATCCAGCGCGACCAGTACGAAGCAGGTCAATGCATTGTGCGCGTACTCGACCCTCTCAGCTACTTTAACCCACAGAACACAGCCAGCCCTTATTACGGCAAACTTGTGCCGCTTCGTAAGGTGCGTGTATCTGCTACAACTAGCACAACTCAGAAGTATTTATTTTCAGGTTATGTAACTGAGTACCGCTACACCTATCCAATCAACCAAGATACTGGCTATGTCGATTTAATCTGTGAAGATGCTTTTCGCCTATTCAACCTAGCCAATATTGCTACCGTAGCCGATTCAGGCGCAGGGCAAGATACGGGCACACGCATAGGCAAGATTCTTAACCAAGTCTCGTTCCCTTCCTCGATGCGTACTATCGCTACTGGCGCAAACACTTGCGTAGCAGATCCAGCGACAAACCGCACAAGTCTTGCAGCTATTAAGAACGCTGAGTTCTCTGAGACTGGTGCTTTCTATATGGACGGTTCAGGCACAGCAGTCTTTAAGTCCAGAGCGCAGGTGATGGCTAGCCTTGCAGCTACGCCTACTGCTTTTAACCAGTCTGGCGGTATCCCGTACAAGAACCTTAAATTCTCCTTTGATGATAAACTCATCATAAACCAAGCCAACCTGACACGCGTTGGCGGTTCATTGGTAACAGAAATTAACCAGACCTCAATCGATAAATACTTCCCTCACTCAGTTACACAGAACGACCTAGTGGCTGAGACTGATGCAATCGTCACCAACATTGCTAAGGAGTACGTCGCTACCCGTCAAGAAACAACTATCCGCATTGATGAGATGGTGGTGGATTTACTTGATCCAGCAGTTCCAACCGACACAATGATTGGTTTGGATTACTTTGACAACTTGCTGATAACTAACGTTCAGCCAGACGGTTCTACCATTGTCAAGAACCTGCAATATCAAGGCATCAACTGGGATATAACCCCAAACAAGATGACCGCAACTATTACAACGCTTGAGCCTATTGCCGATGGCTTCATCGTTGGAAGCTCGTATTACGGTATAATCGGCACTAATACATTGGGATACTAGGAGCAATAATGGCATCAGGACTACCAGCAGCAACAGGCGACGTATTAACAGCCGCCACGGTCAATGGTCTAGTGACCTTTACCCTCAATGCGCAGACAGGCACAACATACACAGCCGTTTCGACTGACCAATATCAGGTGCTTGTCACCATGTCCAACGCCTCTGCAAACACCTTCTATATCCCAACCGATGCTACATACAACTTCCCAGTAGGCACAGCTATTACAGTCGCCCAAGAAGGCGCAGGAGTCACAACCATTACAGCGACTACTCCAGCTACAACAACTATCCAGTCGGCAGGAGCCACAGCAGGATCACCAGTATTGGCTCGTTATAAGTCAGCCGTCTGCGTGAAACTAGCTGCAAACTCATGGCGCGTCTATGGAGCAGTTGCATAGTGATTGGAGCAATCACAGCAGGGCTTTTAGGTAATGGCGTAGCCGCCTCGACGAACGCTTACGAATCCATCTCAACTGTAACCGTAGGCGCAGGCGGGTCTAGCACAATCACGTTTTCTTCAATTCCTAGCACTTACAAGCACTTGCAGATTCGTGCCATTTGTAAAGCATCAGATTCTCTTTATATGAGCCTAAATTCAGACACGACTAATTCAAACTATTATTCTCATTGGCTCACAGGTAATGGAGCTAGCGCGTCAGCTTCCTCATTTGCTGGCAGACTTGCGCCAGTTATTATGGCTGGAACAGCAGCCAACGGATTTTCGGCAGTTATTTGGGACTTACTTGATTATTCAAACACTTCAAAAAATAAAACTGTGCGAGTTCTAACGGGTCACGATCAAAACGGAAGTGGTGAAGTAGGGCTTACTTCTATGGGTTGGAATAATACCTCAGCAATTACAAATATAAATGTAGCACCTGTAAGTGGCTCTGTAATATCTCAATACTCATCATTCGCCTTATACGGAATTAAGGGATAACAATGGCAGCAGGAAGCACTTACACCCCAATCGCTACGACTACTCTTGGGTCAACTACTTCAACAGTAACCTTCAACTCTTTTTCTGGTTATACAGATTTAATTATTATCTCTGCTGCAAAATCAACAGGAACAACAGAAAGCATTATGCTGCGATTTAATGGTGATTCTGGAAACAATTATTCTTTTACATATTTGTTTGGAACTGGTTCGGCTGCTGCTTCAGGGAGACAATCAAATTTATCTTTTTCCTTAGGTGGTTTTGCTTCTCAAAATTATCAAGCAAATATCGTTCATATTATGAATTACGCAAATACTACAACCTACAAAACATCACTAGAACGCAGAAACGATGCAAGCAGTCAGGTCTTTCAATCAGTATCTTTATGGCGTAGTACTGCTGCAATTACATCATTAACTTTGCAGCCTGAAAACGGCCAATCTTTTGCTTCAGGCTCTACCTTTACCCTCTACGGAATCGCGGCGGCATAATGGCAAATACTTTTGAACTTATCGCATCAAGCACAGTCGGAGCAGGTGGGGCGGCTAGTATTGACTTCACAAGTATTCCTCAAACTTACACAGATTTGGTTGTGAAGGTGTCTGCCCGAAACGATGCAGCAACCACAGTTGGCGGTCTTTGGATTCAGTTCAACGGCTCATCAGCAAACTTATCGGCAAGAGTCTTATACGGCACAGGTTCCGCTGCTGGTTCTTTTAGTGATACAACAGTCTTTGCTTATTCTGATGCTGCATCTGCTACCGCTAACACCTTTAGCAATGTTGAGTATTACATACCAAATTATGCTGGGTCTAACAATAAGTCTTTAAGCGTAGATTCAGTTATGGAAAACAACGCAACTGCCGCTTCATCTGCTTTGACTGCTGGGTTATGGTCAAATACTTCAGCGATTACTTCTATCAAATTGCTGACATTTAACAACTCAAATTCAGCAGCAGCAAACTTTGTCCAATACTCAACCGCCTATCTATATGGAGTCAAAAATGCCTAATCCAACACGAATCGAAATCAACTGCGAGACAGGCGTCGAGACTGTCATCGAGCTAACCGATGCTGAGGTTGCTGAACTTGCTTATCAGGCAGAGTTAGCAGCCGAGAAGAAGGCAGAAGAAGACGCTGCTAAGGCAGCACTTGAAGCCAAGAAGCAGGAAGTATTGGCAAAGCTCGGTCTAACTGCTGACGAAGTATCTGCTCTATTGGCATGACACCAAAGTTATGCAAAGCAGGTCAGCAGTTGCGGTTGCAGATCGATGATAGTTTCCCAGATAGAGATCGAACCTCAGACGGCTGGATTGGCGACGCTCGTCACGCATCACGTCC